CAACCAGCCCGCACACGACTGGTTGCCGATCAAGATGAAACTTAGTTATGAAAAAGAAGTAAGTTCTGGCAAAACTTACACATTCATAATAGCTCTTTTGTTAATATCTTGCAAGCGCATTCTAATACTTAAATCCTTTAATATGTGCTGGATTAATTCCAACATCCTTCGCTTTACCCATCTCTTGAATTTCCTTCAATACAATAGGCGCATCATGATCATTGAAGCCTTCGCCTTTGATACGAACATCGTACGTTCCGTAAGAATTCGCTTCTGCGTATGTTTGACCGTCTAGTAAGATGTCTTTCAAGAAATTGCGCATGTGGCCTTCCATCTTCTTGCTTTGCTCATCATTCAAATTCCGTGCCTCGATCTTGATTATAGGTTTGTCTCCATCAACGATCGCAATGTTTTGCTGCATGTAGCCTGGATAGTAGGTTTTAAGCTCTTGCTTCAACCGGTTGACCGCATTCTCATACTTCCATTTTGAATCACAAGTGATAACCAGCGTATAGACTTTGTTCGGTTGCAACACACGTTTCACTTGATCGCGTAAAAGTGTCCAGGCATACTTTGTTTGAATACGCTGAACCATTTTTACCGCCTGATCTTTGGTGATATTATCGATCGCAATGCCGTTTTTGTTTCCGGTTGGTTGAGGCTTAGGTGCAGGATTTGGTGTAGAACCATTCATGTATTTTTGAATTTGAGCAATAAAATAATCTTGCATGATCGTCCAATCTCCATGCACCGATACCGATCTATGCGGACAGGCGGTGGCTGAGAATTGTTTGTGCAAGATTACCGTATTTCTATTCGGTTGTAGTCCATAGCGTTTTAAAATTTCAGCAGCTAGTTTTACTGAACGATCTTCATTATTTCTGAACGTGTCTAGATTTCCCATAGATTGACAAGCTTCAATCCCTATATAATTCGCATTCCCATTTGCATTCGCTGTATGCCATGCCATATTTGCTTCATTCTCAACTTGTAAGATACCGTCACTACAAACATACCAATGGGCGAAACCCAGCTCTGCATTATGACTTGGCAACCAATTTCTATAAAAAGTAGTAGTAGCACCTTGGGAAGCTGCATCATTGTGGATAACCACTCCATAGGGATTTCTTCCACGGCTGCCTGCAATACCTGACATTAATTGCATGTTAAGCCACCTCCATCAATTTATGATTGGGAAGAGATAACATGTATTCTCCTGCTTGAACCTTCGTAAAAATGTCATTCGAACGGAGAACTTTATACTTCCCGTTTAACTTGAAAAAATCTCCAACAGTAAATCCATCAAATTCTTTTTCGATCCCTTCCGAAGTGATTTCCGAAAATCCATTTTCTATATAGGTATCTGTGACTTCTACGCCACCTTTTCCGAAAGAATCCAATTCAACGAATTCGTCACCAACTTCTTTCACAATAAAACTGCCAATTGCTGTGACAAACTTTCCTTCTTCAAACATTAGTCATTCCCTCCTAAATTCAATAGTTTTGTAAAGACTTGATGTAACCCTGTGGAGGCTAACCCGCTTACTGCACCATAGACAATGGATTCCACACTGACGCCATTCATTACTGCGCCTAATGCAGCTCCTAGCACCGCCACGATCAATGGGATATATAAATTAGCCAGTTTATTAAATAGTGGTGTCGCTTTAATTACGTAGCCTACGATCAAACACGCGACAACAATTACTGGTACAAAGTTTTCTGTAATAAAAGATAGATCCATGTTTATCTTCCTCCTAAAAATTTAAGTAGCTCCATAATAAACGCAAAAATAACCGCTGCAGACCCGCCAATACCTAAAATCATTTTCCAAAGATTTTCCGTATTTAGTTTTTTTAATTCATCTGAACGTTTTTCAGCATCTGTGTTGCGCGTCAATATCGCGTTTAGAATTTCGTTGTTTTGTTTCATTTGTTCGGTGTTTTGTTCACGCAAGTATTTATTTGATTCATCCACTCGAATCAAACTTTCATCCATTGTTTTTTGCATTGCTAGGGACCGCTCATTCAATCGGCTAATTTCTTTGTCATGTTGTTTAAGCTTGTTTTCATGCTCCTTCACCTGCGTTTCTAGTTCCATCCACTTGGCTCCCCCTTCCAATCAAAATAAAAAGCACACTCGAAAGTGTGCTGAAATACTTGTTTAGATCTATTCTCTTACTGGATATGAACTAGATGTCACTGCAACCCATTTGCCAGCAGGTATAACAGCACCATCCGTTTTTATGATGTTAGTAGCTTGTTCCAAGTAGATATTAATCACCGTACTATCATACTTCGAAAAGAAATTTCTATTGGTATCTGTTTTTAACCAATCAGGCAAGTCTCCTGTCGTTAAATAACTTGTACCTGCTGGTATTTGATTTTTAGTTTTGAAGACTCCTGTCACAAAGACTTCATCCC